TCTGCACGATGCTTACTTGGCTGGCAAGGCTGACAATCCCGGCAAGGTGCCAGTGATTGAGATCACCGGCTCTGATCGCATCCAGATCGAAACCAAGGCGCAGGGAACGCAGACGTTCCGCTCGCCTAAATGGTCGATTGCTGGCTGGGTTGACCGCCCAGCAGGAATGGATGCACAAGCTGCCCCAGAACCCGCCCCAACAGTCGCCCCGGCTGCTGTTACCCCTTCAGTGGTTGAAGGCGCAGACTTGTTCTAGGCGGTAGTGACCGGCGGTGGGTTCCTCCCTTGACCGCCGCCGGTCACGCATCAAAGGGGTCAAGGGATAGTTAGGGGGTTGCAATGATAATCAGATTGGCAACGCTGAAAGATTTAAAATATATAGACCACCTCAGTAAGTTAGAAAGTCACGCTTTAGGGTTTATTCCAAATACTGCATATGAGGCGGCTATTACTGGCGAGAAACTTGGCAAGCGATGGTCGAATGTCTGTAATGATAAGATTTGGGTTTGTGAGGAAAACGGCGAGCTTGTTGGTTTTTTACTTATGTCGTTTGGTAAATGGGTAAAGGTCAATCAAATAGCGATACAAGAAGACGCGAGACTGATTGAGCGCGGAAACGCATTGCTACAGGCTGGCATAAGCCACGGTTTAGATTTAGGCAGGCAGGATTTTGTTTGTGGCTGCGCCGATGATTTACCGTCAAATATGTTTTGGACAGGGGTTGGTTGGAAAAAGTTGGGCGAAAGAAAGGGCATTTCGCACAAAAACACTTGGGTTGAGACATCAAAAAGAACGGTAAATATTTATCACAAGCAATTAAACAGCTTGTTTTTTGATAGCACCGACACCGAAGAACAAGGGGAAGATCAGTGACAAATATAGCAGCATACATTGAGCAGGTTGCCCGCCATTACTGGGGCGAGCCAAACCCGCGCCTGTCGAAAGGCACAGAATTGCGCTGGGGTACGCACGGCAGCCTGTCGGTTTGCACACGCAAAGGCGTTTGGAGTAATTTTGAAACCGGCGAAAGCGGCGGTGTAATTGATATGGTCAAGGCAAACGAGCCAGCCAGCATCAATGGCAACATCCCAGATGTATTGGAGCGCAAGTTTGGTATCAGCAAGCAGCAGCAAAAGAGCCTGCCTGTCGTGCCGAGCCTCGCACGTTCTTATGATTATTATAATGCTGACGGCGTACTGGCTTATCAGGTATTGCGCTTTGACAACCCAAAGACGTTTAGACAAAGACGCCCGGATGACAGTGGCGGCTGGATCAACAGCATCAAAGACATTGAAGCTTTGCCATATAACCTACCGGCCATCATCCAGAACCCAAAAGCGCCAGTGTTTATAGTCGAAGGCGAGAAATGCGCTGATGCACTGATCGAGCTTGGCCTGATCGCCACGACCAACAGCGGCGGCTCGAAGAATTGGAAGCCTGAGCTTGCACAGTATTTCGCTGATCGCAATGTCGTAGTGCTTCCCGATAACGATGAGGCTGGGCAAGCACACGCAGACACAGTGATTGCGGCGCTCTACGGCACGGTCGGCAAGATCAAGCGATTAGACCTGCCGAACCTGCCGCCGAAGGGTGACGTGGCCGACTGGCTGCAAGCGGGCAACGGCAAGAAGGTATTGCTCGAACTAGCGCGGCAAACGCCAGTGGTTGAGACAGCGCCAGAGGTCAAGCCTGATGTGTTTGATACATACAACCTCGATTACCTCAAGAACATGCCGCCAGTAGAATGGCTGCTGGATGGCATACTAACGCGCCACGGCTTTGCTGTGCTGTATGGTGCGCCGGGCATTGGTAAATCGTTTATGTCGATTGATTGGGCGCTGTCTATTGCATATGGGCAAGAATGGCACGGCAGGGCTGTAAAGCAAAATGCCGTGTTGATGATCGCCGCAGAGGGTGTAGGCGGTTTGGGGAAACGTGTGAAGGCGTGGCAGGCACACAGTGACCAGCACGGCGATGCACCGTTTTATGTGCTGCCAATGGCTGTCAAGCTGCTTGACCAGCAAGAACTCGACAAGCTGCTTCGCACAATCGACAACTTCAAGCAAGAGTTTAGCCTGATTGTTATTGATACGGTGGCTCGCACATTAGCCAGCACCGGCTCAGATGAGAACGATGCGACAGCAATGGGGCAGTTTGGCGAGATGTGCGGCGTCATACAACGCCACGCTGACTGCGCTGTGTTGGCTGTTCACCACTCTGGCAAGGACGCTGCAAGGGGCATGAGGGGCAGCAGCAGCTTACTGGGTCTAAGCGATACTGTGCTGGCACTGTCGAGCAGTGAAGGCAGGGTAACGCTGAAGATGGAAAAGATGAAAGACGCAGAACCAATAGCCGATGCACAGTACGAACTGACACCAGTCGCGCTGATAGATGACAGCAGCGCAGTTATGTTGCCAGTCGAAGCCGCTGCAAAGAAGCGCGGCGCAAAGCTAACCAGTGGTCAGTTGCTGGCATTGCAGGCGTTGCAGAATGGCCTGATTGATGCCGGGGTGCAGCAAATGTCAGTGGATCGGTGGCATGAATTGCACAAGAATAAATGCCCGGATCTAACGTCAAGCAAGCGCCGAGACGACCGCGCAGCACTGCAAAACAAGGGTGTGTGTGTGATTGACGGCGGTAAGGTGTGGATTAACAGAGACTTAGGGGAAAATGTGTGATGTCTGTAATTGAAATCACACACCAATCACATACCAATCACATACCAAATCACATATGTGTGAGATGCGATCCCCCCTATAGGGGATCACAATCACACAGTGGGAATGATCGCAGGGGGAGTATTTAAGATGGTTAAGAAACCAACTAAACCAAGCAAGCAACACTATGCGCCTAGTCAGATGGCAATGCGCCGAATGCAGGATGCGCTGCATGAATATGATCGAGCCGCAACAGCAATGGAAGCGAAGTGGGGCATAGATAGATTGCCTTGGCTTGTTGAGCAGGGGCTGCGTGGTAGGTTTGAAGCGCAGATGGATAAGCTGAATGAGGCGATAGAAAGCCAGCACGATGTCGAGCATCAGGTGTCGGTGACGTTGCGAGGACTGGCTGCGCTTGAGCAGGCTGCCATAGCTGGTGGGCATGAACCGCTGACTGGTGAGTATTGGGAAGCTCAGATGGATGACGGCAAGGTGTTGGCGATTACGCGCAATGGCTATGAGGCAGGCAAGGTTGCCAGCGAGCATAGAGAGATGGTGGTCTACAGCGTTGATGAGATCGCAGCCATCGTGTCAGGCTGGCGTAACGACAAGGCTGGGCAAGTGGCTGACATAGCCAAGGCGATGTGGCCGGGTGCCGCTGTTGAAAAGGTAAGGACAAGAACTGAAAAGGAACTGAATGATGAAATCCCTTTCTAGGAAATGGTCGGTGATGCCAGCAAGAGCAACTGGCGACAAAGAGTTGAAAGAACGCGAACTGCGTGTGCTTATGGCGTTGTGCATCCACACCAACGCGGTTGGTGTGTGTTGGCCGTCAATGGACGCTATGTGCGCCGTGACAGGCTTTGCAACGCGCCAAAGCATTCACGATGCCATAAAGGTATTGAAGCGCAAGCGGTACGTCAGGCAGTTACAGCCGAAAGACTATCAAGAGACAGCGACAGGCTGGAAGAGCAACAGGTATCAGGTGCTTTGGGATGGTGACGAAGCGTTGCCAACCTATGAGCAGGTAGACAGTGCCAAGCCATTGCAACTGCGAAGGGATGATGAAATGGAAGACGCAAAAGAAACAGGGGGTCTGGGGGATTTACAATCGCTCTCTCACACGCACGGCTTGGCCGGTCGAGGGCAGCCAAAATTAACCGAATTGCAGTTAACTTCTGCCGAACTCTGTCATGCCTACATCAATGTCGTAATGCAAGCGACTGGGCAGGTGCGCCTGTTCGATAACGAGATCTCACACGCCACGCGACTGGCGAATGCCGGGTTCACTGCGGCTGATGTGAAGGCAGCAACGCTGAACACCTGCGATGCTGCGCTTGAGCGAAGGGCAGGGGTGCCGTCTCTGTACGATGTAGCAGAGGGTATGCTGCCGTGATGTACAGCAAAGCAAACGTTGGTTTGTCGGTGTACGGCGCGGCCAGCGGCGATACCCGGCCACAGCAAAAGCGACCCCTTGCCCCCCGCCCTTCCTATCTATCTATAGGGGGTGTCACACAAAATTTTCGCACCGTTTGCCCGGACTGCGACAACGGCTTCATCCGCGAGCCGGATGGCTATGGTTGCGTCCAGTGGACATCGTGCTATTCTTGTGGGGGAAAAGGAGAGGCCAATGATTGATGAGGGCGATGGCTCATTTGAGCGAAAGCTAACCAACCGGCAATGCCCGCGCTGTCGCAGCGCGATTGTGTTGCGCCGCGATGACGTGCATAAACGAGAATACGATTGCACTGCTTGCAACTTAAAAATTATTGACGTTAAAGGGGATACCGAAGGATGAACAGATACGAGTTATTAGATGCCGCCAAGGAAACTGTCGCTGATCGTGGCGAGGATTACGGCAGCATCTGGGAAAATCACGAGCGCATCGCTATTATTTGGACGGCGCTTATTGGGATACAGATTGAGCCGGAGCATGTGGCTATGATGATGGCTGGGGTAAAGTTGGCGCGTTTAGCGGCCACGCCTGATCATCAGGATAGTTGGGTGGATCTGGCTGGCTATGCCGCAACAGGATCGGAGTGTCTGGATGTCAGAAAAAAAATCGCCAACGATTAGGCAGCAGCGCTCGGCGCTTGCATCTTCTGACGCTGATCGGCGCGAGGCCGTTGTGCAGGAGCTAGAGGCGATTGGCGCTGGTGAGGCGACTGACGTTATCCAGTGGGATGATATGGGCAGGGTCACGTTGACGCCGAGTGATCAATTGTCTGATCGCGCCCGGCGGGCGGTCAAGAAGGTGAAGGTCACGCCCAATCAGTTTGGCAATCAGATCGAGGTGGAGATGCACGACAAGTTGTCGGCGTTGCGGCTATTAGCGAAGCATCGCGGGTTATTGGAGCCTAACAGTGACGGCGACAAGCCGAGTATGATTGGGATTAACATTACTGGGCCAACGGCGAAGATTGTCGAGATTGAGGGTGATGATGGGTAAGGTCATCGACATGAAAGATTACATCAGCGTTAGATTTTTTAAGCACGATATTTTGTGTGGTTATTGTAATCAGTTGACTAGGGGTCGGGTATATGATGGCGGTGAGGCTATTGTTTGCACGGTGTGCAGCGGGCCTATGCTTGAGTTAACTAGCGATGAGTATTGCGGAGAAACTACTATTATTTTTGACCCAGAGGATTATGATGGCGCGAGCTAGAGCAGCAACAGACAGATCACCCCGGCGCAGGAAACAACCGACCACTGAGGCTTTGGCGGGGTTGAATTTAGATTTTTCGGAAAGTCCGACCGTATGGGAATTTTTGCAAGACGACAGTTTCGTGCGTGGTCTGATGGGGCCAGTAGGATCTGGCAAGACATTCGGTTCGTTAGCGGAAGTGATGTTGCGGGCGGTGAAGCAGGAGCCATCACCGATAGATGGGATCAGATATACCAGATTTGCAGTTATCCGAAACAGCTACCCGGAACTACGCACGACAACGATTAAGACGTGGCAAGAGTTATTCCCTGAGAATGTTTGGGGGCCAATGCGCTGGTCGCCGCCTATTACACATCACATCAAGCTGCCGCCACGCGATGGCGTGGCTGGGCTTGATTGTGAGGTGATCTTCTTGGCGTTGGATCAGCCGCGTGACGTGCGCAAGCTGTTGTCTTTGGAATTGACCGGCGGTTTCATTGATGAGGCGCGTGAGTTGCCGAAGGCGGTGGTTGACGGCTTGACATCGCGTGTCGGTCGTTTCCCGACTAGGGCGAATGGCGGTTGCACTTGGCGCGGCGTTTGGATGAGTACCAACCCAATGGATAGTGACCACTGGTGGCACCAGTTGGCCGAGAAAAATCCTATTCGCGGAAAATACCCTTGGAAATTTTACAAGCAGCCCGGCGGCGTGATTGAGGGAACTAAAGAACACGAGGGGGCTATATTCTCGGCTGATAAATATTGGATCAACAACCCGCAAGCTGAAAACACCAACAATCTGCCGCCCGGCTATTACGAGCAGCAGTTAGCGGGCAAGACTATTGACTGGATACAATGTTATGCCGGGGCGCAATATGTTTATGTGCAGGACGGCAAACCGGTCTGGCATGAGTTCGTTGACAGTATGATGTCGGCTGACGTGCATATCGAAGAGGGTTGGCCGGTTCACATTGGGCTTGACTTTGGTTTGACGCCTGCGGCTGTCTTTGGGCAGAAGATGCAGAATGGGCGGTGGCACGTTGTGCATGAGCTTGTTGCGTTTGATATGGGGCTTGAGCGGTTTTGCCATCACTTGCTGGCTGACATACAACAGCACTTTCCAAAGTCGGACGTGCTGATCTGGGGTGACCCGGCGGGTGTCAAGCGTGACGAGATATTTGAGGTGACGGCGTTTGAGCATTTGCGCACGATGGGGCTACACGCTAGGCCAACCAGCACCAACGACTTTATGGTTCGGCGTGAAGCTGGTGCTATGCCGATGAATAGGTTGATTGACGGCAAGCCCGGCCTGCTGGTTAATCGTTCTTGTGTTAAGGTTCGCAAGTCTTTGGCTGGCGGTTATCATTTTAAACGTATGGCAGTTGGCGCTGGTCAAGAGCGGTTTCGCGATGTGGCGAATAAAAACCAGCACTCGCACGTTGGTGACGCATTTGGCTATTTGATGCTTGGCGCTGGCGAGGTGCGGAACATTACGCGCAACAGCCAGTTTAGCAATCAGTTTAAACAGGCCACAGCAAATATGGACTTTAGTGTTTTTTAATGTGGCAGCGCGAAATAACCAACAATCGCCAAATCCAGATTGTGCCGTTTCATTGGACGCACCCCTATGCGGCTGATTTGCGGGAACATGACAAGAAGGCTTTTAATCATATTCCTGACTATCAAGAAATGTTAAAGGCGTTTCAAGCCGAGGGCGGCGCTATCACGGCGCTGTGGCGCGGCAGGATTGTAGCCTGCTTGGGCTGCAATGTTATGTGGCCGAGCGTGGCAGAGGCGTGGATGATAACATCTATAGAATTTCCCAATATATCTACTACAGCGACAAGGGCAGCTATTAGATATTTCGATAAGATCTCTATAGAGTATCAATTAAAACGATTGCAGATCACTGTTGACACAGAAAACGAGCTTGCGATGCGGTGGGCAAAGGTGTTAAAATTCACGCCAGAAGGATTACTGCGCAAATATGGGCCGGGCAATTCTGACCACATGATGTTCGCAAAGGTTTACGAATGAGCAATCTTTTTAAAACCCCAAAAATGCCAACGCCAGCAGAGGTTGCCCCAGAGGTGACGGCTGCGCAACAGCGTCAAGAAGAGCGCCTTGAGGCGCAAGAAGAAAGCCAAGCACGTCAAATGGCTGCTCGGCGCAGGGCTAGGCAGTACGGCGGTCGGCGTATGCTTATGGCTTCTGTTCGCGGCGGCACAGCCGAAGATGAAACAACATTAGGATAGTGATATGAGCAACGTAATTAAAAAGGTTTTACCGGGGGGCAGCGGGAAGAAAAAAGGCTCTGACACGCAAACTGCTGACCTCGCCGCTACGGCTGCCGGAACCAGTGTCGAAGAAATGGCTGGTAAATTAACAGCGCAAAGATCAGAACGCGCAGAAGCTGCTCGCAGACGTGGCCGCAGATCAGGTCGCCGTGGGTTAATGATGGCTGGTCGTTTAGGCGGCGGCGGTGAGCAAGAAGAAACCAAAACAACATTAGGAGCGTAGTTATGCCGAAGAAAAAAGGTAAGGGTTACGGTAAATAATGGAAAAGAAAAAAGAGGTTTGGGATAAGAAGCGCCCAAAGGGTTTGGGCAAGTCAAAGGGTTTAAGCCCGGCACAAAAGCGCAAAGCGCAGCGAGCCGCAGCAAAGGCTGGCCGTCCATATCCTAACCTTGTCGATAATATGAGGGCAGCGCGTGACTAAGAAGGCGCATCAGGCACCGGGCGGCGGTTTGAACGAAGCTGGTCGCAGGCATCACGAGGCCAAAGACGGTGGCAACCTAAAGCGCCCAGTCAAAACCGGCACTAACCCTCGCCGCGTTTCTTTTGCTGGCAGGTTTGGTGGTATGGCTGGCCCTGAGAGAAACCCAGATGGATCACCTACTAGGTTGAAAAAGGCACTGAGCGCGTGGGGCTTTGGGTCAAAGCAAGCCGCCAGAAATTTTGCGAAGAGGCACAAGAAAAATGCGTAGTGTTGAGGAAATCCTAAAACGTCACGATATTGCGCAGCGCCGCAAAGACAATTGGCGGCAGATTTACGAAGATTGTTATGAGTTCGGTTTGCCGCAGCGCAATCTGTACGATGGTTATTACGAGGGCGGTGGCTCTCCGGGGCAGAACAAAATGGCTCGCGTGTTCGATAGCACGGCCATCAATGCGACACAGCGATTTGCCAACCGCATTCAGTCAGGTCTATTCCCGCCTTATGCACCGTGGTGCCGCTTAGAGCCGGGGCCAGAAATCCCAGAAGATCGGCGCATCGAAGCACAAATGGCGCTGGATATGTACAGCGACACAATGTTTAGTGTCTTGCGCCAATCTAACTTTGATTTGGCTATGGGCGAGTTCTTGCTCGATTTGGCGGTCGGCACAGCTTGTATGTTGATCCAGCCCGGCGATGAGCTAAACCCAATCCGATTTACTGCGGTGCCGCAGTATCTGGTTGCTATTGAAGAGGGCGCACACGGCAGGGTCGATAATGTTTACCGGCGTATGCGTATGAAGGGCGAGGCCATTAGCCAACATTGGCAAGATGCCGAAATCCCAGAGCGTATGCAGCGCATGATTGACGAAAAGCCGACTGAGGAAATCGAGCTTATCGAAGCCACATTGTATGAGCCTGAGATGGGTGAGTTCTGCTATCACGTCATTTGGCCGGAAGGCAAAGCCGAGCTATTAAAGCGTTACATGAAATCCAGTCCTTGGATCGTGGCGCGTTACATGAAAGTGGCCGGTGAGGTCTACGGTCGCGGGCCGTTGGTTACTGCAATCCCAGACATCAAGACGCTCAATAAAACGCTAGAGTTGTTGCTTAAAAATGCCAGCTTGTCAATTGCCGGTGTTTACACTGCTGCTGATGACGGCGTGTTGAACCCGCAAGCGATCCGCATTGCGCCGGGTGCAATTATCCCGGTGGCGCGTAACGGTGGCCCGCAGGGTGAGAGCTTGCGTCAGATGCCACGATCTGGTGACTTTAACGTGTCGCAGATTGTCATCAATGATTTGCGTATGAACGTCAAAAAGATTTTGCTCGATGACACACTGCCGCCTGACAACATGAGCGCAAGGTCTGCGACAGAGATTGCAGAACGCATGAAAGAACTGGCGCAGAACCTTGGCTCTGCTTTCGGTCGTTTGATTACCGAGACTATGGTGCCAATGATTGCGCGTATCTTGTATGTGATGGATGAGCGCGGCCTCATTGAGATGCCACTGCGCGTCAACGGCCTTGAAGTTAAGGTCACGCCAGTCAGCCCAATTGCACAAGCGCAAAATATGGGTGACATCGAAAAGATTATGCAGTGGGTGCAAATGTCGTCAGCCCTTGGCCCAGAAGGTCAAATGGCTGTCAAGACAGGCAGCATTGCAGATTATGTTGCTGACAAGCTGGGTATCCCGGCTGAGTTGCGCACATCTCCCGAGGAGCGCGAGATGATGATGCAGCAGGCAATGGAAGCCGCCCAGATGGCGGCGCAAGCAGAGGCCGGTGAAATGCCAGAGGGTGAGGCACCGCCAGAAAGGGCATAAGAATGAACCCAGACGGTTGGGATGGTCTACGTTCTGTAGACCCTAAGAT